TATATACGCACATGCTCGATTGTTTCTTGATCAGAACAACAAATTGGTTGATTCGAATTGTAAAACTTGGTGTAAACTGGGTTTGAACCTATTTTCTGGTGGTTTTAACAAATTGAATAGTACTATGAGTCGTTTTGGTTTAAAAAATACAATTGAACTAGACGGAAAGAAATTTGACGGTAGGTTTAGAAAATTTATTTTTTCTCTTATATATCGTTTCAGATTTCGTATGTTACACCCGAGATACCAAACACAAATGAATTGGAAACGAATCGTTAATTTGGTGTCTATGTTGTTTAGTTCCCCTTTAGTAAATATTGATGGTGTTGTCTTTGGTAGAGATGTTGGTAATCCTTCTGGTCAATTTTGTACTACACCTGATAATTCTCTAAAAAATTTTCTAGATATTTGTGTTCTATACATGAAAAACATTCCCCCAGCTTTACATACTTATGAAAATTTTGTTAAATTTTTGGAAGCTTGTATAGTTGGTGATGATGTTAATATTAGTGTTGAGGACCGAATGTTGAAATATTTTAATCCTGAGAATATCAAAAAGGTGCAAGATTTTATTGATATGGAGTATCATTTTTATAATGACAAAGGGATGGAATTGAGGGCTAATTCTGACTGTACTTTTTTAGGTCATGGTTTTAAGTTAGTCGATATTCCTGAACTTGGTTACCCCATGTATCTGCCTATTTCTGAATGCCAAAAAATTCGTGATAGTTTATTAATTTTTAACACTAAAGCTAGGACTAGGTTGTCCCCAGTCTATACTATTATACGCGCTTGTGGTTTACGTAATGAAACTTTCGGTTGTGAAGATTGCCGTAATTTTATTATGACGTTTATTAGACGTCTATGGAAGTTGGAACCTTCTAATAAATCACCAATGCATTTAGAGGCTTGGAAAAACTTTAAGCTTGATAGGGAGCTTTGGGAGTTGTATACTGGAATTGAACCCATGTGTGTTAAGCTTCACTGATGCCAGTATCAGTGTTTAAAAGCACATAAAAGTATTACCACTGTAAAAATTATTTTATTACTTTATTCATTTTGTTCTTAATTTCATTTATATTTTTCTAATTCG